AGTTCTTCCTTAAAGGCTTCACTCATCCGTTTGGTTCCTATGAACTCTGCGCCAATTCGCAACAGCGTTCGTAGAGACGTTATGTCCGTTCTTTGCTAATACTTCTGAAATAGCAACATGCGGGATATCTCGGTCTTGGAGGGCAGCAAGAAGCGAAGCGGCTTCTTCAGTACTCATTTGATCCATAATTAAATTGATCTTAAAGTCCTGAATTCTACCAACTCGCCTATTCTTCATTTGTGCATATAGGTCTGACATTAGTCTCCTTTGCGTCAAATCTATTTTACATCACAAATAAATTCAAAACAAGGACTAAGCGTTATTCGCCTAGATCTGAGAAAGTGATGAGGTCTTGGAACTCTTTAAGTTCCTCTAAGTCGAGTGAATCGAGAAGACCTTGAGTTTCTTCAACTACTTCTTCTGATTTCTCTTCTTCTTCCTCAGCTTCTTCTTCAGCCGCTTCTTCTTCCTCAGCCGCTTCTTCTTCAGAATCATCATTACCTGCTGGTGTACCTGCTTCAGCCATTTCTGCTGGTGTTACTGTCCCACCATGCGAAAGGTCTACAACTACATCAGGGGCATCTGCTCCTGCTCCTGCTTCTCTTTCATCTGAGTCAGGATCAGTATTTGAGAAACCGATAGGTAAATTAGGATCTTTTACCTCTAGGTCGCTCAACTGATCTGACAAAGTGTTCAGAGCAGAAATAGCATCTTGTAAAGCGGAACCGATACTGGGGCCATCTGCGACGGCGATCTCAGCGTCAGTATTTTCAGTGATTTCGGCATCGTTAGCCATAATATTCTCCAATGTGGATTTGATTTCTTCTATATCGGCACCCTTATATATTAAGGAGTCAATTTCTTCATGGTCAAAACCAGTAAGAGCCGCTTTGATTTCCATAACAGAATCAAGGTACTCATCTGATTTTAACGCAAGTGGAGTTTCACCACCCTCACGATAATGGCGAGCCAAGTGATTGTACACGCCTTTCCTATCGCTACCTCTTAGAACAGTGCCGCCACGGGCACCATTCAAAGAACCTATACCCTCTCGAAGTCCGCCAAGTGCTGCTGCACCTGCTCGGCCATCTGATCCAACATAATGATGGATGAAAGAGTAGTTCGTCTTGTAATTTGGGTCTTCGCCGTCCTTGTGAAAGGCAAAGATATTAGAATAATATTCTTTGTCGGCTGGTGACCTTACGTTCTTGTACATCGCTGGCTTCCAAGGGCGATCATCTGCAAAAGCTACTGCGTGGCTTCGGATCGGACCCTTCTCTTCAACGATTTCTTCTTCTGGTAAATCGTCTTTAGCTTCGATATCTATTTCCTTAACACTTACAGTCTTAGTTCCAGGTGCAGCACCGAAAAGAACTGGAGAGTATTCATACCACTCAAGTCTTTTGATTTCCCGTATTCCTGTGTCGCCCTTCATTTCAGAGCCTCCCTCAGGAACGGAATAACCTATTGACCATTCTTGTTCGCCACCGAAAAACTTGATGTCTTCGTAAGCGTCACGCCCCCTTGTGGTATTCAAGTTAAATTTCATCTTTACCAGAACTCCACCAGCATCTTGTTCTTTAAGGTGTTGCGGTAGGCGTTCGTCTCCAGGGTTTAGTTCTTCAGCCGAAATAGTTTTAGCTACAGGAACAGTCGTATCGTGAGACCAAACGCCCTTAGGAACTCTTTTCTCAAGAGTTTCTGCGTATGCCCCAGGAACGATAATGTCATTTACGTTGTCGACGATATTTGTTACTGATACGACTGCTTGGACTATGCCTTCAGCGTCGTTTACGGCTTTAGCTTCTACTGTTGCTTGCTTTGATTCTAATTCCACAAATTCTCCTAGTGCTATTTACAACAGAATAGGCTGTCTTCACACCCATCTGGTGGAGCGTTAAGTTGAACTATACGCCCTGGTCTCTTATTAAACGAGCTATGACACTGGCATCACGCAATTTAGCCAGTTCTTCAGGGTCTACACCGAACTCTAGCATCGCTCTAGGATTGGGTTTATTAGTAAAAAGCATGGTGCATCTACAATTAGCAGTTTCTTCTAAGGGAGCAGTAAGTGATCCAGGGTGCATCATTAGGCTCGAACCTACTGCGAATGGGTCATAAAGGGGTCGTGCTTGTCCATCAGCATGGGTATGCGTCGCCCGAACTTTTTCATCTTTCTGTGAAAGCCAAACTTTATAAGAAAACCCACTCTTAGAAGCCTCTATCATTTGACCTTCATTAACACCGAAAGTCACCATATTAGTAGCTACAAGTTTCGCCCTTGATTTAACAGCAGTGTCGAACACGGAACGGATGTTTTCAGCAATAGCTTCAACTGACAAGCCTCGTCCAATGCCTTCTTGTATTACCGATTCTATTTGTCTGCGGGTTGTCCTGTTGATCTCCGTTACCCGTGAGAGTCCTGCAATAACTCCAGCAGCCACTAGATCTTCATCTACTTCAAGCTGTTTCGAAGTCATTAGAGCAAATTCATTTCCACCTGCAACAATTGCAGCGGTAATGAAAGATTTCGCATCAGCGGCGAGTTGCCTATCCCACACAGGAAGATCAAGTATGTCATTCACGCCCACAGAAACGCCCTTGTTGACTCTCTCTCTGATCTTTCGTGAATTCCACTTCTCAAGCACTACTCGTCTTTGCCTTTGGAAGTAATTAACCATTTGTAAAGACACATTGCTTATAAGCAGGTCCATGCTTGTTTTGCGCCTGGACCTTATCTCATCAGCTTTCTGAGAATCTATATATGTGTCTCCGAAGTGGAAACCCCAATGGGTAAAGGGTCCGACTGCTTACCCTCCGCCTTCTCTTCTACTACGCCATTAAGCGAGGCAGCTTCAGGAATTACTTCAGAAGGTTCGGTCTGTGGGGTGACCCTAGGAGTTTGTGGTTGATTGATATCTGGACCATCAAAAGCAGGCGGCGTAAATTCAACTGAAGGGGTTTCCCCATCAACGACTGCTTGGCCTATCGGCATCAAGTTAGCTTGAACATACATGAGGTCAGCGCCTACTGCGTCTCTTCCTGTTTGATCTCGGTATTCATCTATTGAGATAGCCCCGAACTTCAGTTCTTCTAAATGGAAGGCTGCACGTTCTCTTTCATCCCTTGAAAGAATGGCAACGTCTTGTAAATTGAATTTCACAGTTAGCTTGTCAGAACCATCGAGACGGTCAAACGCTCTTTCAATGAGCATCAAGTGTGGGAGCATTGTTTCTCGCCAGAACACTTCAAGTTCCGTGTCAGCGTTAGCGAAAGTTCTTTCTGAAGCGTTACCTATAACTGATTCAGGAACGCCGAAAGCCATAAGTATTTCTTCTTTAGCTAACTGCTTTGTTTCTGTGTACTGTGCATCTCTTTGAGCCATTGAAGTATCAATCCACTTAGCTTGTTCTGCTTCAAGAATGGTCATGCGGCCAGCACCACCAAGTGCTGAACCAGTGTTGCCCAAGAAACGGCGGCGTATCAAGTCTGCTGATTCGTCATCAAGTTCACCTTGAACCATGAGAATACCGCCTGGGCGACCGTCATTGACCATAAAGTTCCTGTTATAAATACGGGAATAGTAGTCAATATCTATCGCCAACCCACAGGCCTCTAAAGGAGATTGCCCCCTATAGGGATCGGTGGGGTGGGGAATGCGTACCCAGACGACATTCTCTGGCTTTACTATCCTCTCTTTTGTATTCGGGACTTGGACTGAATAGCCAGAAACAAAGTTCTTTGGATCTGGTATCGGAAATGTCCAATTAGGTGGCAGCAAATATAACCCGACGACATTATCTAAGCGATCTCTGATGACTTCGATAAACGCTCCCCTCTTCGAAAGGAGAACTTGCGAAGAAAGTTGAAAGCGGAAATTGTAGGCATCATGGTGCGAGTTGGCTTTCCTATTGAGAACAGGCAAAAGAGGATGAGAAACTTCTGATCCTTCTTCATCATGTATCTCTAAAGGCAGCCGCGCAGCATTAGATGCTATAGCGTAAATACTTTTGTAAACCCAAGTAACACGGTCATTGCCCTCAGCAACTGCCCTATCCACATCCCAATCGTCTTTGTAAGCATATTTTTTGCCACCAGCAGCGATAGGGTTCAAGCGACTCATATTGTCGTTGTAGTAGAAAGCCTTTGAGTCATGACCTACAAACTTTAATCCATCAAGAAATCCCATTTAACTTATCCTTCGTACCCAAGCATCATTCCAATAGAAAGCAAAACGGCTCCAGTAACCCCTAATCCCCAGGTTACGCTTGCAGTAAATCCACAGAATATGGCTGCCGTGATACCAGAAAATAAGCTCCACATTGAAGTACGTTCTTTAACGTTCAATCCTGGGATTACCATAGCTACAAATACCGCCGTCATACTTAGACCTCCCCATATAATTAAACTGAGGAAATTACTCATGATCTAAGACTACGCTGTCTAAACAAAAATTTCTGATAGGGCACCCTCTTAGCATATCTCCAATCCTATACCACCTATACAGGTAGAGGTGGGAAAATCGTAAATAAGATGAGTATCGGCGATGTCAGGAGGTGGAACTACTAGGTGTAGAAACCCCTGCCCAATATTGGTCGGGGGTTCTCTGCCCTCTCCTAATCTTAAATCTTTCTCTCGGAGTAGTCCCACCCCAAATTCCATTATCGTGTGGAGCGTCTAAGGCAAACTGTAAGCACTCTTCCTTAACTGCGCATTTAGCGCACATTCTTTTAGCAGCTATAGTTTCCGTTTTGTTTCGTTCGCCGTAGAACATTTTGGTCAAACGTTTTCTGGAACTCAAATCTGTTGAATATCTACGACATTCTCCATTCTCCATCCAAGTTGTTGAAAGGTCGTTGTTTAACGTACTTCTTTTATATGCGGTTGTGTACGGTGTCTCTGGGCTGGCTCTAAAACTCATTTCGCCTCATCTGCAAAAGGTGATCGTTCATGCAACTCGATTATTATGGGAGTGTTCTCACCAAGATATGATCCTTTAGTGTTTATTTCTACCCACTCAACGGCGTCAGTGTAATCCCAGCCTTCATCTACTAAGACTTCTACTAGCTTTACATCTTCGTATGCCACTACAGGAGTCATTCCTATTCTTGTAGCAACCCCGATAATTGCTCTATCAAATGCGTATCCTTCTGGACCATCAAAGAGAAGCGCTTCTGGGTTTAGATCTTCAAGCCATGTCCAGAACTCTCCAGTCCTTGGTTCCTTAACTGGTAGCTTGTGAACTTTTTTGTCTTTCATATCATCTCCAAATAAATCGTGTCACGTCACTCTACAAGTCGAATTTCAAATTGCAACATTGCCCATAGCCTTCCCCACCTATCCCAAAACAAGTGCCATAGTTTTTATATGACTTACTTAGATTTACTTACAGATAAGAAAACAGTTATAATTGATGATATTACCGCTGCATTGGCTTATATAAATGACCAGTTAGAAGCACTCCAACAAATCAATATACAAGAGGGGCAGATTTTGGAAAATGGCGAATGAAAAATCAGACGCAGAAATATTTGCGGAAGCCTTAGGGAATATCCGTCAAGCATTTGACAATGCTGAAACGAAACTGAAGACGGGCAAAGACAAAATAGAAGAAAGCCTAAGCCTCTTTGACAAAATCAAAGACAACATTGCTTGGGTGCTTGGATTGCCCGCTGCGATAGCGGGGTCATTTGGTTTCCTTTGGGAATCAAGTAACGAAGAAGCAGCACTTCAATATCAAGTAGATCAATTAACAACAGCAGTAGCTGACCTCAAAGCAGAGAACGATTTGCTTGGAGGAGGTCAAAAAAACTTTTCATTAGATATGGCGGGAGCGCCAGGCGGTTCCATGACAGTTATGATTGTCGGAGCCTGCTTGATCGTAGCCATCGGGGTACTCGTTTGGTACCAAAGGAAACGCAAACGGAGTAGATGAAAAAATTCATAACTTGGCTAACCGCAGGGTTACTTGTATTAGCCGGATGCTCATCAGGGGACAAAGGAGCAGAGGAAGAAGTAATCCTCGAAGAAGCCCCTGCGCCGACAGTTGAGATCGTTCAAGATCCGGCAGAGCCGCTGAAAGATTTTTCCTTACTATTCAGACCAGAGACCGATTCTTTCTCATTTGAAAATTTCCAAGGCGGGACAGCACCCGCAGACTTAACGGTAAACATGTCACGTCGCCTTTACGGGGACAGTCAAGTTTGCTCAAACGTAACCGATAACCAATGCACACCATACCCAGTTATCTTGCAACTCATATCGCAAGCCAACAAGTCAATGCAAGGCGGGCTATGCGAAGGCTTAGCGGTGCTGAGTTTGAGGCTAGCGAACGACCCGACAACACTGGCTTCATTCCAGGAGGTTGATAATGTCTCAGCGCTTGTCAAGGAAGACCCAGCGCTTCTCTCTGAACTTGCATACTGGTATGTCACACAATTCGCCACGGAAGTCCAGGCTGAAGCATCAACATACTTAGAGAAGCACCCAGCCCAATTAGCAGAGATATTGTTACGGGACTTTGAAGCAGCGGAGAGGGGCGATGCCTCAACAGGGTACACAATTGGGATTTACTCAAGTGAGGGAGGGCACGCTGTAACCCCTTACCGAGTAGAAGAAGTACAAGGTGGATATCGCATTTACATCTATGACAGCAACTGGCCAAATTCAGAACGCTGGATAGACGTAAACGGTGACGGGTGGACATACGCTTTAGCGGCCACAAACCCAACCGAACAAGCGAGTGCGTGGGGTGGCAGCACGGGAACGATGGAGTTAACTCCGATGGTTTCCAGGAATGGCCCATTCACATGTGGGTTCTGCCCACAAGAAGAAGGCGGCGACTCAGCCACAATGCTGACTGTTGCCTCATCAGGATCTAAGCAAATGTCTATACAGGTTGTAACCGACAACGGACAACGACTCGGATACTTCGACGGACAATTTGTAAACGAAATACCAGGCGCAACATACCGCTACCTCATATCTGGACCAACTACATCAGATCCAGTTCTTGTATTCCTTCCACCAGGAGTTAAATCATTTGACGCCGATGTTGAAGAAATAAAAATTCCTGCTCCGAATGTAGGAGAGGGGTCAACTACACCGAAGCAGGATACTGAAGAGTCTACATCTGAAGAAGACGACAAACAGCAATACTCGCTACTTCTTTTGAATGAAGAGAAGTCAGTCCAGATCGAAGCAACGATACAAGAAGAAGAAATACTTGAAGAGGGCGAAGAGCCAGAAGAACAAGAATCGCTTATCGCTTTCTCTGAAGAGAAACTAGAAATTGCTGAAGTAGAAGACGCAACAGTAGCGGTCGCTATTGACGCACTAGAAGTTGAAATAGAAC